CATAGTACACTTTGTCAACTGCCAGTATGAATTCCGACATATTCCCTCACCCCCTCGCTTACGAGGCGACTCTGGTTATCGTCGGCCCCGTGGTGTGCGCGAGGTTCACCAGAAGCAGCCTGACTACGGCGTTTCCATCGTTGTTGATCGTGATCTCGCCCTCCGGCCTGATTCTCGCTTTCGGGAGAAGCACCTCGTAATAAACCCCGTCGATAGCCTTCGTGGTGAGCTTGACTGCCTTCGTGGTTCCTGCGCTGACAGTGGTCGGGAGTGAGAGGATGCTGCCGTCAACCGTCCCGTTAAACACCAGCGCGAGATTGTCCAGCTTGCAGTCGGACAGGTTTATCTCCATTTCCCTTCTGAGTTTCGTGGTGATGATCGCCTCGGGCTCGACATCCTGGTCGTTGTCGATTTCGACTTCCTGAGCCGCGTTCTGTCTGAACACTGCTCCGCCCTTCGTTTTGCCGAGATCTATGTTCGGAGACGATCCCACGTCCGCGATCTCGATTTTTTCAACGGCGAGTATAAAATCGCTCATGTTGTATTCCTCCTCTATTGCCCGCTTTCCACAATGCGGACGTTAAATCTGAGTTCTTTGAAACTTTCCATCGGCATATCCGGGTCTATCAGGGCAGCTCCGCAGGACAGAGGCTCGAAGTAGTACACCGTGCCTCCAGTTGGTGTCAGGGCTGCCGATAGAGCCGTCATAACATCGTCTTTCATGGTCTCGTGGCCTGAACTGTCTATCATTCCGTTCGCGAAAAGGTCGCGGTGCATCAGCACTTGAAGGTATCCTCTCTGGATCGGGAAGTCGTACATCGAATTTCGGAATCTGATCACGCACGAGGGATTGGTGAAACCTTTCGGTCTGTTGCCCTTGAAGACGTTCGCTATCTTCTTCTTGATCTCGACGTATGCAGCTGAGACGAGCTTGTCGTCCATGAATTTGATCATTTTCTCACCTTCCCTAACGCCTGTTCGATGAGTTCGGGGAGTTTCGCTGCCGACTGGGAGATCACGTCGTAACCTTTCGCTTCGACGAAGACTCCGTATTCCATTCCGGCGTAACCGATCATCTTCACGTGGCCGGGATCGGATTCGATGGATTCCGCGAACTCGTCGGCCTTCTTCTGGGCTGTCGGGTGTCCCCTGTCATGAAGGACGTTCTCGATCTGACCATTGGCCGCGACCGCATATCCCGTCGAGTTTCTGAGGTTCCCGGTCCGGTCCTTGTAGTTCCCGGTGTCTCTGGCGTGGTTGGTCGCGAGCTGACCGATGTAATGGGCCGCTTTCGCAGCGTCGCCGTCCACCCTTTCCCGAACTCCATTGACGAGCTTTTGAATACCCGCGAGGTCAAACGGCAGATTCATGAACGATCACCTCCCTGTGTCTGGGATAGGTGAGAATCCGGGTGACTTCGTACCTCTTCAAGTCGATCTCGACGCGATCGCCCTGAACAACGTCTTCATCGTTGTGAAGAAAGAGAGTCCAGTAATCCATGTCCTGAAAGGCCGTCTCGGTCACGAGATAGTAAGCGTTGTGCCTGCTGGTTATCCCGGGCTGGAAGGAACGGTCCTCGATCTGAAAGGTGTGTATCGTCTCGGTCCCTTCTATCCAGTTGCCGTTCGCATCTAAATACCCTTCGGCCTTGCGGAATACCGCGACGTTCTTCATAGCGACGTCATCCTCGTGCGCCTTCGATACCTGGCAGAGATCTCGGCTATCCGTCCCTGGATTCCCGATATATCGAGAGTCTTTGCGTATGCGCCTTCCTTGAACGTGTTGAATTTCGGATCGTCGGGGTTTCGGAGAACGGCAAGCAGGACCTCCCTTTCCGAGAGATCGAGGTACTTCTCGTGAAGAGAGTCCGAGGGATCGTATGCGAGAGACGAGATCCCCCCTGCTAGAGCTATGAATTTCGCGTATGTGTCGTCCGCGAACAACTTGTTTTCGTCATCCGCCATTCTCAGTTTCAACGCTTCTATGAACGTCATTTCATCACCCCTCTTTTGCTTCTCCGGATTCCTCCTCGACGATCTCCATCGGCATGATGTAGCCCTTTTCCTCAAGCCTCTTCACATCGCTTTTCTTCACGTCGGAGATCTGGCCTCTCTTGAAGCGTTCCTTTCCGAACTTCACGTTCATTAGCCACTTGGCCTTTATCGTTGATTTCTTGGCCATTACAGTTCCTCCTCTCAATAACAAGCCCGCCGGTGAAGGCGGGCCGGTTTATCGATCGTTGCCTGGATTAATCGGTGTGAACGGTAGCTATGAACACAGTGTCGATCCCCTCGAAGGAAGGAAGCCCGATCATGGAGACAACTGTCTCGACGTTGACAGGGATCTCGACCTTTTTCAGGGATGTGAGGGCCACTCCGGTATTCACGATCTGAACATCGGCATTGGCGGAGGTCATGAGATCGGATTCCTCCGGTGTCGTACCGAACACGCTCGAGCCGAGAACTCCGGCAGGGAAGAGGGTGAACACGTTGTCAGGGAAGAACTGCACCGCAGATCCGCTCGCACTGTACTTCTTGTTATACACAGCGATCTGAACTTTCGTGTGCTTCTCTATCACCATTCTGATGTTCTCTTCGGTCTTCATGAGCTTCAGCTCTTCGAGTTCTTCCAGTATCCCGGCGTTCTGTATGAGATACAGGAGCGTCGCTCTCGAACATATAGCCCTGTTCGGTCTGATCCCGGTGTCATCTTCGATCGCATCACACCAATCCTGGATGTCCTGGATCGGGGTCGAATCGTCCAAGTCCGACCACATCGCGGTGTTCTCGAGCGTTTCCAGGTGGTCGCTATCGAACTGGTAGTCGTAGTCGAGGGCGTTTCCGTTCTCGGTAATCGCTATCTTTCCGGTCGAGAGGAGCTGCATCCTCATTCTCTCGAACACGACCTCGGCGGAGTCGATCAGACCGGCAGCGTCGTCGTAGATGTTTCTGACGATCATTTCGATGGCTTTCTCGTTGCCGCTCGCGATGACGTTGTTGAGGTTCTGCCTGTCCTTCTCGGTGATCATCATCGCCTCTCTGAAGAAAGGCATTTCGGTGACGAGCCTGTCGAAGCCGATCCTGTCTCTGAGCGTCGGCTTGGTGTCGAATGCCGAGGGTTTCAGGGAGACAGGAAGTCCCTTCGAGCCTTTGAGCCAGGACAGATTGAGTCCGAGCTGTTTCTTTCCCGGAAAGAGTGTCGCGCCGAGATAGGGGGTTCTGTTGGAAGCTCCCTCTACCCAGTACGCAGCGATCTCTTTAGCTGTTACGTAGTCGAATATAGTCGCCATTGTCAATCACCTCTTACACGTCGAAGAACACGATTCTACCCGCAAGGGCAGCAACCGCGTCGTCGCATGGATCTTCGTCGAGTTTAGATTTATCTATGAATCCCCAGACGATCATCTGTCCAGGAGCGTCACCATAGGTCACGTCCACGTCGTGGAGGAGAACACCTTCAGCTTCGAATCCAGTACCTTCATCGCCTTCAGCAAGGGGAGTCGCGGCAACGGCTATCGCAGCCGTGGTGTCGGGATCGCCCTCTCCGGTGGCCTCGGCCTCGATGAGCTGGCTCGCGTCGAAGTGATCGTTGATAGCCTCGACGACCTCGGTCACGGTCGATACGATATCTCCGGCGATTTCGGCAGCTCCACCTGCGAGTGCAGTTCCGACATGGGCCTCGACTACCGTGGTCCCGTCTCCGCTGTATGTTGCGGTTACGAGCTGTTTGGCTATCAGATGAGCGTTGATAGCGTCTGCAACGTTCTTGGCAGTTGACTCGATTGCGCCAGCGCTGCCGGTCTTGAGGGAGACGACGATCGTGTCCCCGCTTATGGAGACGGCGAGGTCCTTGTCGTTATCGGATGGATCAAGGAACTGAACCTTGATGCTGTTCCCAATCGTCCCGGCTTCCTTTGCAGTCACAGTCACTTTCGAGTTCGCATCCGGCGCAGCGTTGTCGAAGTCTTTTTTCGCGGCCACCGCGGCAGTCCCGTCAGTCTCGAGGTTGACGATGATCGTCTCTTCGACTATCTCGACCGACAGCGGGCTGTTGATGACTCCTGGATCTTTGAGCTGAATCTTGAGGTCGTTCCCGGCCTCTCCCGATTCGACGGCTGTTACGAGTATTCCGACCTCCGCGTCGGGCGTGTTGTCGATCTCGAGTTCCACGCTGGCCGCTACGGGCGGATCGTTCTTCTCAACCACTGGTTCGGTCGGATTGTCAAGCACCGACTGCGAATTCCCTCCGACGATGGTCCCGGCCTTGACGATGTACTTGCCTTCGTCGTTGACTATCACGCCGGTCTTATCGACGAGAACAGGGGTCGCTATGAATTCGTTGTGCTTGAGAATCGTCTTCGTGGCATCATAGCTTGATTTCTCAAATTTGCTCATAGTTCTCTTCCCTCCTTAATTGCCGAAGTATTCTTTCTGAGCTTTCACGATTTCTTCGGCCTGTTTTCTTTCTGCTGCGAGTCTCTTTCCTAAACTGCTAGCATCTGTCGGAGCGACTTTTCCGGGCTTCACGATTCCGTCCGGCCCTTTCTTCTTCAGCTCTTCCAGGTGCGCAGCCTTCGTCTTCTCGATGTTGCTCGCCAGAGTCTCAATCGACTTCAAGATCTCCGGCTCGTCGGTTCCGGTCACGAGATCTCCCCAGAGTTTCGGATCGAGCCCTTTCTCCGCCAGCTTCTCCCTGGCGAGGACCTTCAGCTTTTCGGCCTCGTACTCCTTCTTCAGGGTTTCCTTCTGCTGCCTCTCGAGTTCGAGAAGCTCCTTCCACTTGCCTTCAGCTTCGAGCTTCCCCTTCTTGATTTCTTCTTCGAGTTCTTTCTTCGCGTTCTCCCTCGCTGTCTGGGCCGCTTTCGTGGCTATGCGGTCAAGCTCAGATTGCTTGTCCTTCTGGAGCTTGTCCCAGACACCTTTCGGGATCTTCACGCCCTCGAACTCGACGAAGGCTTCAGGTTCGGTCTTTTTCTCCGGTTCTTTCTTCTCGCCCGGCTTTGGATCTTTCTTGTCGGTTCCTCCACCTGAAGTGACAGTCCCTTCGCTCCCGTCTGCGAATGACTGAAAGACTTCCTGGAGTACCCGCCTTATGAGTTCTTCCATTGCTCATACCTCCCTTGCGTTAAGTTACGTTAATGTCTCTATAATTAACGAATGTTCGTGACATGATTAAACGGCC